AACATCACAATTACCAGTGGTGTTGCTACGCTTACGGTTGAGCAGACTGGAAACATAGGGGTTGGTGTAGACATTGAATACAACTCTTTGCATTGCTACATTGCTCCGAACCGGATTGGTTTTGACTCTGGTGGCACGGTAGAACTATTACCTGATACCAAGATCGAAGATGCGACTTCCGGGGCAACAGGCATTGTAAGATTCGTTGAATTGCTATCAGGCACATGGGCTGGAGGGGATGCGGCTGGTTGGATTTACTTTGAAAAGACCACTGGAACCTTTGGAAATAACAATGTAATCAACAGAACAAAGCCTACCGCTTCAGCCAATATTGCCACAGTTGACGGAACTATTGAGGGCAACATAGGTAATGGCAATACTGAATTTGTTGTCAAATCAGCTATCGGGGCAGATGCGGCAGATCAGACAGTCACGGCAGTAACCTCCATTCATCATGAGTATGCTTCTTTGGCTACTTTTGAGGCTGGTTTTACGGATGCAAGCCATATCAATGAAGTAGCTAATGGCGATCTCACAAATGCTGATGTAGTAGCACATGCTTGCTGTTACTATGATCATGATAATCAGACTCCAGATTCAACTGAAACTACAATTGATTTTGGTACGACAGACGCAACAAGATATTTAATAATTTTTACACCTACGAGTAACGCTGAAAGTATTAATAATCAAAGGCATAGTGGAATATGGGATACTAATAAATGGTATTTTAAAGCTGCTTCAAGACTTGAAAGTTGGGTGAGTAATATAGCAGAAAATTATACTGTCGTTGAAGGATTACAAATGACAGGCACACCAACTTCAACAGCCGATAGTGATAATATTATTAGTGATTTAACTGGAACTAATGTAATAATCAGGAGTTGTATTTCTTGGTGTGTAGAAGATACTGGTCACTATGCAAGACGGATGCTCTTGATTGCTAATGGTGGAGGGTCAGTTAAATTTATTAATTGTGTGTTTTATTCTTTTTCTCTTGGTGGTATTGAAGATAGTTATCAAACCGTAACCGTAGATATATACCATTGCACAATTAGTGGTATTGTTGCCGATGCAATAGAGAGAAATTCAGGAACATTTACTTGCATAAACAATGCAGTATTCAATAACGGTGATGATTATGATGGAACGGTAACAGTAACATACAGTGCTTCTGATGATACTCAAGCAGGCACAGGAAATATTGACTGGGACAGTGGCTCAACAGATTGGGGAAATGTCTTTACAGATTACAGTGCGGACCCACCAGATTTTAGTCTTAAAGATTATACAACGGCAGATATTGCATTAATAGAGCAAGGCACATCCCTTGCAGCATCACAAGGAATCTGGCGAGACATAGCAGGAACCGAAAGAGGGGCCACACCTGATATTGGGGCGTTTGAGTATGTAGCTGCTGGTGGTACAGTCACCGGTCTTCTATCTGGTAAATTGATTATTAAATCTGCTGCAACAAATTTATTAGACGGCAAGGCGGCAATCGAAAGCGGAGTTTCAGGAGCTTTAGATGGCAAGGTTATAGTTTTTTTAACAGATACCGATACACTGGACGGCAAAGCGCATCTGGTCAGCAAGGCAACAGATTCGCTGGATGGGAAGGCACTTGTCTTTGCAATAGATACCGATTTATTGGACGGCAAAGTGATCCTGCAAACCACTGCTACCAATTTGCTTGACGGCAAAACGATTATCGGTAGCAAGGCCACTGATTTGCTGGATGGAAAAGCAACCGTCAAAAATACTGCCACTGTTTTATTGGATGGCAAGGTAATAATCGGGAGTGAATCCACCGACCTGCTGGATGGTAAAGTGATCCTGCAAACCACTGCTACCAATTTGCTTGACGGCAAAACGATTATCGGTAGCAAGGCCACTGATTTGCTGGATGGAAAAGCAACCGTCAAAAATACTGCCACTGTTTTATTGGATGGCAAGGTAATAATCGGGAGTGAATCCACCGACCTGCTGGATGGTAAAGCTGTTGTTAAAAATACTGCCACGGTTTTATTGGATGGGAAATTAATTACCTCCCTATCAACGGATGCGACTGATTTATTGGACGGCAAGACTATTATCAAAAGCATTGCCACAAATCTGCTGGATGGTAAGTCGGAAATAGAAAGCGGTGTTTCTGGAGCTTTGGACGGGAAAGCGGTAATTCGTCTCACTGTGGCTGATTCATTGGACGGCAAGACGACCGTCAAAATAACCACCGCTGACATGCTGGATGGTAAGGCAACAATCAGCAACTCGGCGACTGATAATCTGGATGGCCTCTTAATGGTTACTGTATCTGTTACCGATGATCTGGATGGCAAGATTACGCTCAAGGATACGGCTATCGGTCTACTTGACGGCCAAGTTTCGGTAAGCACAGACGTTGCAGATAATCTGGACGGAAAAGTTATTATCAAAAGCTCAGCCATTGAAACACTGGATGGCAAAATTACCATTCCTTTTCAAACATCAGATAATTTAGACGGCAAGATCGTTATCAAAAACAACGCGAGTGTTTTGCTTGATGGGAAAATCACAATATCGACAGCCGTTGTAAATACCCTTGATGGCAAGCTTTATATACTTGGTACTGGCGAAGGTCTTTCTTTGCTGGATGGTCAGTTAAAAATCAGAAACTTTTTTCCCGGAGCAGCAATGATGCTCAAAACTTAATGAGGTGATATTATGGCAGCACCAACGACAAGATTTAGAAAAATACCCCAGGCAACCACCGTGGAGGCAGTTAATACCGATGCTGAACGATTGGCAGAGATTAGCAGCCAGTCAGTTGTATCCACTGGCGAAGGCAACGAGGCCGATTTTGGCACAGTGGATATTTCCAGTGGGGCGGCGAATTCCGACGTACAAACGATACTCTGGGATGTAACGGCAGACGGCGGAAATACAGCGGTTGAAGCGTTTATGCTTTGGCTATCTGACAATGGTTTTGACCAGGGTGGCAGTGTGGTTAAAATGCAGCCATTATCTGGGGCAGATCAAGAGAGCGCAAGCAACACGGAAAACTATATAGCCAATGGCGTGGTCGGCTCTTACACCTGGGGCGATATGCCGGAAGCTGACCCAGATGCGCAGAACGTTTATCCGACTGATGAAGGATCAAGCATGGTTCTGTCTACAGTCGCCGATGATGTGATTATGTGGGCCATGTATGCAGCGATTGCGGCCAGTGAAACGACGGGGACATACAAAGGCACTACGTCCGGGTACGAGCTTCAATTCTCTTTCAAATACTCTTACAGCTAAAGAGGCAGATATGGGCGATCAAAAACACAGGCTTCACGGTTTGGCCCTGGATTCTGAATACCGGCAACGCTGGCAATTTTATCACCTGGCCGATGGATCAATTAAAGACTCTCGTTTGATCCATTGGCGGCAGGTGGATTGGGAAAACGTTGTTAAGGTGGAGTCGTTTATCAGGGGCAAAAAATACACGGTGGATTGCACTGACCCCCGGTTCCAGTTCTTCATGGTGTTCCGCTGGTTTGGACAGGAGCATATCGACGGCAACCGAAAGCAGATTAATATCTGGACGCAAGGATGGTCTGACGGGTCAACGTGCTACCTGACGAATATTGATTTTAAAACCGGCCAATTGTTACGCCAGTACAAAGATCCTCTATCCAAATATGAAGCCCATGTGCATCCACGGGTTAAGGGTAAAATGTGGAAGAACCGGGCTAAGAAAAAACAACATTTCGGCAATTTTATGTGAGGAAATAAGGCCCTGGGAATTGGGATAGTTTATTTTGTTGCTGATTGGTTTGAGGATCAGCGGATTCAGATTTTGCAGGTTGGTTGTGGTTTGATGGCCGGGGTTGTAACTTGGAATTTTACACAATGAAAGATAAATCGATACAAAAAAAGGATTATGATATTGAAGAAGTGTTTAAGCTTTTATTATTAAATCCGCTGTTGGATTTGGGTAAGTCCGAAAGACGGTGTTTTCGTGAACGGCTTTTTAAACATAAAAAGGAGAACGAAAAATGAAAAAATTATTTATCATAGCCGGTATGGTCATGCTTTTTGGTTTTGCAGGCATTGCTAATGCTGCGGACGTCAAGCTGGCATGGGATGCAAATTCGGAAACTGACCTGGCGGGATACCTTGTCTATTCGGTGGAAAAAGATTCTACCGAAGCTCCGTATATTGACGGGCCTGTAGGTGTATCAGAAAATCCATCATTCACTTTAGACCCACTTTGTTATGATCCTGGCAAAACGTATGAATATTGGGTAACGGCTATCAATGCAACGCAGGAATCCGGATCAAGCAACATTGTTGAATACGCATGGCCGATAGCAAGTCCGGCGGATAAAGTCAATCCACGACCGGTTATTATAAATATCCCGGCTGAAGCTGGGCCGGTAACAATTAATATTGGAGACAACTAATGGCTAAAAAAGGAACACCGAAAAAAGATGGTTCTGGCAAAGGGATCGGCAACAAAGGCCGTGGAGGATGTAAAACCCCTAAAGGCGGACGGAAAGGCAAATAACAGAGAGTGCCGCCGCTTTTCCCGCTGCAACGGGTCCGGGGCAAACGCTACATGGCAGCGAATGACAAATGTCGGCACGAGACGGAAATGGAACTGTCAAACTGAAACGGAACTGTCAAGGGAGCCATGCCGGAAAGGAGCGTAATGGACCTGGAAAACTGGATACCGACAATGATTGCAAGTGGTGCACTGGCATTTATTTGGTTCGATATAAGATCGTTTAAAAAAACAATGCTGGCTGAAATGTTAACATTTAGGAGTGACATGGCAAGCAAAAAGAAACGACTTGAAGACGAGTTTATGACAATTGCTAACCATACATTGATTTGCGATAATAGAGAACTGCGGGTGAGTGGCAGGATTGATTTGTTGGAACAATCTGTAGCTTCTGGGTTCGAATCTGTAGCAGCAGGACTTAAACGCCTGGAAGAAATTGTTGTCGAGAACAAATGCAATGTTAACCACAAGGATCGAGATGGTTCCGACAATCAAAATTGTCCGGTTAGAGAACAGTTTTGAAGGTGGCGCACTAGGGGCCCTCTTGATCTGCAACAAAGCCTTCTGTGTGACTCTCGAACCGGCAGACCAAGACAACGCTCCGAATCATTCATGTATCCCAGCTAGCCAATATCTGTGCCAGCGGTGTGAAAGCCTGCGCTTCGGGGAAACTTTCAAAGTATTGAACGTTCCAAAACGTACAGATATTTTATTCCACCGGGGGAATACGGATGACGACACGACAGGCTGCATAATTCTTGGGATTACCTGGGGGAATTTATCTGGGGACCGGGCGGTTCTTAATTCTGGCAAATCGTTTGAATCGTTTATGGATGCGCTGAAAGATCATGATGAATTTATTTTAACAATTAGAGAGGTGTATTAATGAACGCATTAATCAACAAGCTAAAAGAACCAAGTACAATCAAGGGTATCGTTGCCCTGGCCGGTCTGGTTGGGTATGCCGTATCACCTGAACAGTATGATAAAATAATGCTGGCTTTGCCTGTTTTGATTGGGGTGTGGGAAACAATTCGGAAGGAAATAAAATAAAAAAGGCCCCACATGAGGGCCTTACCCGAATAAACGGCACTTAATCCTGATGCTTACGCAGAGCAGGTACAGGGTGCGCCCCCGTTTCTCATCTTCCTCCTACGTTGTAGTAGACCGTCATTCACTGACGGGGCGCAATAAATGAAACACACGTAAAGCTCTCTCATATCATAAAAATTGTGAGGTGTCAAGATGAAACCTGAATTTGTCACAGACCTTGTAACGAAAGAACTAATCGGCTCAAAATACGCTGAACTCACTCAGGCATTCATCTATTCAAGCGCAATTCTGAGAAGGACTATATGGGTGCCTGTTGGTTTTGTTTGCGACTATGAATCCATTCCGTTGTTCAAAGCCACCAGCAAACGTGCAGGCGTCACTTCGGCCCCTGGTTAGGGGTGGTTAATCAAATCCCTGTGTCAATCCTTACGGGGTGTTCACTATCGTAGGGATACGCTTCAACCGAAATTACACCGGTACGCCTCCACCGCATAGACCCCAAATGATCCTCTGCAATCTTTCGACCCTCTTCTTTTGTTTTGATTGGTATATGGAGATAAAGCATTTCATCTATTTTTGGTGCCACGGTTCCCCCTTACTTCGGCCCCTGGTTAGGGGTTGTTAATCGCCTTGCAGTGTTTTAAGTATTTGCGGCATGCGTTTAAATGCGGCATTAACTTTTAGTTCAACGCATTCATCGCAAAGGCTTGATTTCCATCTGTACATTGGATCTGTTCGCCACGTTCCCGACAAATAATCCTTTGGCCTCTCAAACTTTTTACCGCAAGAACAGGTTAATTTAGTCATTTGTTCCTTTTCAAATTCCCTTATATACAACCCATGCGTCGTGCCGCTCAACTCTCACAACCTCCA